CTATGTCCCCGCCACTGCCATAGGTATATTGTCCCGTGCCTGAAGTTAATGTCTTGGTCTCCGCTGTCAGGGTGTGTACTCCGTTGCTCTCCGTGCTCCAACTGTTGAGCATACGGTTTACGGCGTCCAGGGCATCTTCTATCTCTGCCGCTGTTGCCGATTCCCCGGAGGCGTACACCCCCAGCTTTCTTAATGCGCTATTGATTAACTGCCTTACGATCATCTCTTACCTCGATAACGGCGAAACGTCGTCGATCGCCCATTACGTGATAGGGATAGCCCCATTTATCGAAATTGCTTCTTTGCTTCCAAGAATAGGAACGAGCCCATACCTGCCAAGTTTTTCCCGGGGACCGTCACACACGATAAAATCAAACTCCGGTAAGTCATCGGGTATTTCATACCAGTTAAATTCCCCATAGTCCTTGATAGGGCAATGATAAATATGCACGTGATTCCAGCCCATGCTAGTAATCCATGCGTGCATTTTTTCCGCCCATTCCAGATCATTCTCAAGCACATAGATAGGTTGCTTGGTTGAAGCCCCCAGTATCAACGTGGAAAGCCCTGAGCCAACCTCAAGAATAATTCCCGTTGTTTCTTTAGCCATCAGGTGCATGGTTATCAAAAAGTCGGGCATTGCCGCCCATAGATTATTCCATGCCTCCCAGAGTATATTAAAATCTATATCTTCGCCCCGCTCCAGTTTCCGCAATTCACGTTTGATATACACATCATTCAGGCCGTTTTTTCTAAGCAAGAAGCTGGATAGAGAACCATACCATTCAGAGTTTCCCACGTGCCCGAACTCCATTTCCGGGTCTACATAGATTTTCCCGCCTTCGGCCTTCCATTTCCGGCAAAACTCGTAATCCCCACCCCAGCGGGTCTGTCCTTCCAGGGTGCGCTCAAAGATAATGGGCATCTTGCGGGAAGAAGGCGAGTCTTTTTTGCAATGAAATCCCGGTACCTTACTCGCCAGCAATTCCAGTACGTGCCGCTTTATGCGTAAAAACCCTGTGGGTACGCTTTTCACTTCCAATAATCCGTCTGCATCGGTTGTTAAATCCCCAGGCAACAGCCTCACCGGGTAATCCTCGTTATTCTGCTTGAAGGGATATACCCCGGCCACGACATCACGGTCATAGGAAACGAGCTTGACAAGGTCTTTGCCGTGATACCGAACATCCGAATCAATAAACACCATGTCCGTGCAGTCAGTATCTAAGAAATCTCGTACCAGCCGATTGCGAGAGTCATCTACGTGACAGTTACCGGCAAGAATCATCAGATGTGCGGAAATGCCCGCCTCGATCAAAGCCTGCTGTCCCTGAAATAGAGACATCACGTATTCAGGGCATAAATCCCCGTATGCCGGTGTAGCCAATAACACCTTTTGCTTGCTACCGGCTACACCTTCAACATGCCATACTTTCATTATGCTCCGCCCTTGATAAGACCAAGAGTCATCAGGTCGGACCGCAGTTGATTGACCAGCGTTTTAAGGTTGCTCGTGGTTGCGGTCGTGATTGCCGCCTGGTCTCCATCGGCCGGCTGAACCGTGGGAGTCGCTCCGTAAAAGCTAATCTTCTCCTCGTCGTCATAGCCGAGGCAAGTCCCGTCAGGACTGTTTGTTCCTAAGTATCGTACTGCCATAATCTATCTCCTCTGGTTGGTGGGGGGAACTTAATCCCCCCCGTTGTTATTCTTTCACCTGTGAAACGGTACCTTCCGGTCTGGCCCAGAAAACAAGCCAGGTCTCTGAACCGGCGTTCACCCCAGAACCGGTCGGATTAACAAGCTGCACCTTTACCTCATTGTCGGCTGATACCCGTGCAGAACAAACTCCCAGTCCTGCTTCGAGGGTCGGCTTGCTTACAGCCACAAAATCACCAACTTTAACGCCTCGGACTGTCATTGTTTCCTCTTCCGAAGTATTGGCTGCGACACTGCCCGGATCGAAGGTAACGCTCACAATTCCCATTGCCTTAATGTTGCCTACGCTTACTCCTACGCTCATATTGCTACCTCCTTGTTAGTTGGCAGCTATACGGCAAGCCAGCTGCGGCCTGATGGTGGTATATCCGTATAAGACATCAATCCTGCATGGAAAGTTATCGTTGTTGATGTCATACTGCCTGACGATCCTCATTGAAATACCGTCGTACACCTGCCTGCTGGCAAAGTCTACGCCCGTGGGCATAACCAGGTCAGCGGTGGCAAATGCAAAGGCATCCCGGTGGAATGCCAGGGCAATGTGGTGGGCGGTATCCCGCGTACCATGTACGGTGACTGCCTTGCCGTCGCCTACCTTAGCGTTCACATTCTGATAGGCTCCACTTGCGATAACCTCTGGGGAAATGCTGATTTCGCCATCTCCGTCCCGGTCAGCGGTAGCCACAAACAACTGAAGCTCCCCGGTGTTTTCCTTGGTCTCCGGGTGTACTCTGTAGCAATCGGCAATGGTCAGTACATCGCCTTCCAGAATCTTATCAGTTCCGGTGTCAATATCAATGGTCGAGCCATCCTGATCGGCACCGTCGGTTTCGTAGTTTCCGTCCTGGTCTCCTGGCGTATGGCTGTGAAGCAGGGTATTCTCGTAAAACTTGAACCCCGCTGTCTGGCCCATCATCCCCTGTCGGTACTGCTTGCTGACCTGTCCTGAATCGTGAAACAGGCCTTTGAGGGCGTCCACGAGGTCAACGTTGGCCTGGGTGTCCAGGAGAACGGTGCGGTTATCGTCCAACGGGGTAAGGCAATCATTGAGTCTCTTCCGTGCGTTCAGGATATTCGCAAAGGTCATGCTTGCGCCCGAATTGTCTACCTCGTTATACACATCCTTGTACATATTGAGGGCATCGCTCTCAATATTGGCGGCAAGTACGGCCATCGCCGGTTCCAGTATGCGGCCTGAGAAATTATCCAGGTCAAGGGTAAGCTCCGCAGACGAAAACTCCACGTCCACGCCCTTCTGTGTGGAAACAGTCAGGTCGACCTTCTTCTCGGTTGCATCCTGTACGTCAATGACCTTGCCGGTTCTAATGGTGAACTGCATTGGTTTACGGATTCTCAGGGTATCCCCGATCTTGGCCCCTTCGTTGGCGAAGGAATCGTCGTATTGACGGTTTATATTTCCAACGAAGTTCAGGCGTTGATGTAGAATCCTTAAGGCTTCGCGGGTGATTTGATCCACCGTGAGTATGGTATTTGCCATAATTTATTCTCCTCTAACTTTCCCCCACCGCCACTTCATCCAGGCGTCTATGTCTTTGGGCTCCGCTTTGGCTCCCTCTTCCTTGCCTTTCACTCCTTCAGTGGGCGGAGGGGCGTTTGTTTGTTTTTTAGGTGGTTTTGCGTTTAACTGCGCTTCGAGCTTGGCAAGCTCCAGGGCCTGCCGGTACGGAGACTTTTGAGCGATCTCAGCGGCTTTCTGCGGGTTGTGCCCCAGGTGATAAGCGACTCTATGGCCGTTTTCCATTTCGCTAATAGTCCTGACCATAGAATCGGTAATGGGCAGATCCCGGTTTTCCAGAACGATCTCGGCATAATCCTCGAACTCGTCACTACCTTTCTGGTTTATGCTCTGAATGTTCTTGGCCAACGTCTGCTGCTGCTCTTCTCGTGTCTTGCGCTCTTTCTCCGCCTGCTCTTTCTGTCTGGCCTCTGCCAGCTTTTGCTCTACTCTCCAATCGGTGAGGGCGTCCTGATAGTCCTCTTCATAGTCGAAGTCGTCTCGTGACGGCTTTTTGGACGTCTCGACAGGTTTTTCTTCTTCCGGTTTGGGCGGCTTTTCCTGGGCCATACTGCGCCAGTACTCGGCTTCCCGTTCGGCCTGCCTGCGTGCCCTGGTGAGCTCGTCGATCCGCTTCTGTACCCCGGTTCTCTTCGGGGCTTCCTCTGTCTCTTCCTCTGTACCCTCTTCCTCTTGGGTCTCTTCTTCGGTGTCCGTTTCCGTTGGTTGTTCTTCTTCGGACTCTTCGCGGGTTTCTTCCTCCCGTACTTCTTCCTCTGCCATTTATGCACCTCCTGGTGATTGTGTTGCGCCGTGCGGCGATTGTCTGAATTGCGCCCCCATTCCTTGCAGGGCGGCCTTGATTTCTTCAAGGTCCTGCTTTCTCTCTTCAGCCTGGGCCTCGGCAATCTTTTTGACTGCGTCTATCTGAGCTTCAAAGTCTTTCCTGTCCTGCTCGCGGGCCTTGAGCTGTAATTCCTGCATCTTTATTTGATCTTCCATGCTTGGCTGTTGCTGCTGTCCCTGCATCATTTGCAGGCGTTCATAGATTTCGTCAGCACCGGGCCAGTCCATGTTTTTAGCTATCAGGTCTAAGAGCATCCCGCCGGTCTGCGGCATGGCCTTGGCAAAATCCAGCATGTTCTTGGCGGCCTCGGCTCTCTGGGTCGGATATGCCGGGCCGGTATCGACTACCACGTCATACCTGCCCTGGGCAATATCGTTAATGGTCTGGGTAGCTCCGGTCTGCATATCAATTACGCTCTTGTTGATCTCAACGAACTGCTCGGTTCCGTCAGGTCCAAGAATGCGAACCGTGCGCTCCCCGCTGTAGAAATAGGGAATCAGATCGACGAGAATCCGTCCGGCGTGCCGGATAGCCCTCATCAGGTTATCGACAAAAGTAAAGGTGGAAATATCGCCCTGTAATTCTCTGGCACGTATAGCAACGCCGCTCGTTTCATTGCCCCTGGCGCCCAGAGAAGCATCATAAATGCCCGTGGTTGCCTTGATGTCGTCAGCCGCGCCCATGCGCTCCTGAAGGGCTCCTGAATCGGGTATGCTTCCCATCTGTCTATTGGGTTTATCCTGGTTGGGCTGGGCGTTATAGAGCAAATACGGCATGGGCCGTCTATGTGCCACATCCCACTGCTTTTCATGGCCTGCTATTTGATCAGTCGATAACAGCCAGGGCTGCTTGGGTGCCATGGCAACGGTTTCAACCGAGGTTGACACCATCCAGTTGTAGACCTTCTGGGCATCACGGGCGAACCGGTGTGCGCTTCTCAGATACCGCTTGCCCTCGATGTAGCACTCTTCACCCATGACCAGCACGATCGGGATATATTTTCCGGCCTTCTCTACCGGGCCTTCCAAAATCTCATGCTCAGTCATCTTGCACCACATGACCTTATGGGTTTTCACGGTGCGCTTCTTGACTATCTCCTGATATTCCAGGGGTACTCTCTCGCCCGCCTCGTCGGTGTCGTAGCTGATAAGATATTCCTTGCCGCCGAACTCCTTGATGTCCTGGCCGTTTCTGGCAATGAGCATATCGTTTGTCACATCGTCGGAGCCGCCGAGCTGGTAGATGGTGGTTTCCGTGGGTTCTTTCCAGAAATACTCCGCTATGCGGACGCTTTCCTTCGTCCACCAGTCGCCGCGCCCTTCGCCCCTTCCGGTGGGCCATTTGCTCCGGTCGATCTTCGGGTATTTCTCTTCAAAGTCCTCTTTCTCCATCCAGTCGGTGATAAATGCCCATTGAATGTCCGAGGCGTCGGCCTCCGTGTAGCTGGGGTCTACATACACGGAAAAGGGGTTTACAATGCGCC